GTAATAGTATTATAAACTGTATAATACTTTGCGTGTAATTGGGGAATCTTCAAGGATTCATCATGTAGATTATCAGGATCAATGACAGCATCACGCTCCCACATTTCCTGAATTTTATCAAGATTCATTTAGAACTAATCAATTCGTATATAGTATATTTAAATGATGCTTCTGCTGTTAGATATTCAATATCTGTATTTGTAGCATCAAAATCTAAAGATGTCAAGGAAACTGGGAACAAATCTTTAAATTTAACTTTTGCAATTTCTCTAAGATTGCTATTTAATATCCTAAGTGTTCCATCACAAAACTGTTCTCTCATTTCTCTTTGACCATCCTTATCAGTGGTTAAAGTTTTAAACTCTTTAGTTGATTCTGGAAATCCTAAACCATTTAACCATTCATAAATTGCCATATAATTTTCCATATCTTCGTCAATTAAAAACCTAAGAGTAAAATCACCGTAGGTTAATTTCTCTCCAGGTAGATCTATATCCTTTAGATATGATGGTTGTGTAGCAACTGCTAAAGACAATTCTGGTATTCTAGCACTATTTGAGAAAAAATCTACTTTAGGATACTTGGCAAGGTTAAATTTAAAACCTATACCAGATAGATAATTTCTATTTTGTATTTGATTTGCAAACGGTCCAGATGCAGCCATTATTAATTTTTTAACTATTTATCATCTTAAGTTTAAATTAAATGATATTGATATTCTATCTTCATCAGTATTATTCTGTTCTACAGCATGATCGATACAAGATGGGAACAAATACATATTTCCTTCTACTGGAAATCTTGGTGCAGTTTCTCCACCAGAATATCTCTCTACAAAAAATCTATTCCCATAAACCCATGAGTGTCTTGGATCATTAAATAGAATATTTCCACAATCACCTTCAGGAACTTTTACATAATACACTCCAGAAATATCACATCCTGGATGATTATGTGCTGTATTATATGAATACTTATCGCTTATGTTTGCCCATATTGCAATGTTAGTTACTTCACTAATTATTGGTTTAAATGGTAAATGTTTTAATACTCTTGGTAATTCTGTTATTAGGGGTTTGAATAATTCAATATTTTCATTATCAGGAAAAATATAATCACTATGCCATCCTTTTTTATTTGATACTTTAACTCCTTCATCAATATCTCTTAAACTGTAGATATTTTCTTCTAATACCTTGTTATCAACATCTTTTAAATGTATCTCAAATAATGGTGTTTGAAATAATAGTTGATGGTCGATAATATACTTACCATCTTTTATTTTAATATTTTCTAATTGCACACTTCTACCAATTAATATTACTATTATAGCATATGTAGACAAAAAAAAGCACCCCCAAAGGAGTGCTTTTTATTAAAGGAATTATATCCTTTCTTCTTACATGAGGTTAGTAACTTTAACTCTTCTGTAGTAACGGTTTGTGTTACGTGTAAGTGTTCCAAGTCCCTGTGTAGTTCCTTGTGAGAATGGGTTCTCAACAATTCCGTAACGAGTCTTGAATCCAATTTTTGGTTGGAATGTGTCCTGACCAACTGCACGAACCATCTGTAGAGGAACGTATGGGCAGTAGAACAGTCCAGCATCATAAGGAGATGAACCCTTATAACCGATAACATAATACTGACTATCAGATACGTTAGCAGAGAAAGGATCGATGTATACACGATACTTACCTTGAAGAATACCAGCAAATGTATTGCCTGTATCATCTACATTAAGGTTAGCATTAAGTGCAGGAGTGTAATCGAGAACACCAGCCATTGTTAGAGCAGAAGCAACGTCTGCGGAACAAAGGATCATGTTACCCTTTCCACGACGAGTTCTTTGGGCGATAGCGTTAGCATCACGCTCTATCTGGAAGATAAGTCCCTTGAACTTCTCAACTGACCATCTACCGTTTGAATCGGTATCAAGGTCGAATGTACCAGCAGTAGCAACATTTGCTTGAGCACCTGGTTCAGCAACATTGTAGATAGTTCTGATAACTTCTCTGTTGATTTCCGCAAGGATCTCAGTAGAAAGAATGTTAGCAAGTTCTGCTTCTGCATTCAAACCGTGGATTGCCTTGAGGTCTTGAGCAAGCTCTAGTGAGTACTCAGCTTTCAACGCACGAGATTTCGCAGTAACTGTTACTTTCTCGATGCTGAATGCCATCTGGTTGAACTGGTCGCCAGTTCCATCACCTAGATCTTCAGCAGTATCAGTACGCATACCCTGACCAACGTTGTAGTCAGTAGCAGTTGTCTGTGCAGGAGGAACAGCTCCGTTTAGAAGTCCTGGATTAGATCCACTTTGTGCGGTTGTACCCAAACCAACGTTAGTATTAACGTCGCCTGTGTTAACATCAAATCCATCATTCTGTCCAGAGAATGCTGTATCTGCTTCGTCGAATAATGCCTCGTCGCCACTTTGAGTCTTGTAGCGTGAACGCATTGCGAAGATTAGTCCAGTAGGACCATTCATTGGTTGAACACCAGCAAGGTCATATGCGACCAAGTTTGGCATTGAACGTCTAATCAATGAGATTAGAACGGGGTCGAAACCAGCAACTGGACCAGCAGCAGCAGCGTCAGCAGAGAAACCTGCAGCACTAGAGCTTGACTGTGTATTTACGTTGGGGGCTTCTGAAAGGAAAGAACGCTCTTCTCTTAGTTCTTTCTCTTGGTTTTCTAACAGGATAGCGGTAGTAGCTCTTCTATGTGCGTCTTTGATTGGATCAAGTCCATCATAATCGAGAATAGGAGCCCACTTTTCCTGTAGATATTCAGAATTGAACATCTGCATTTTAAGTTTACCTTTTTATTTGTTTGAATTTAATAATTTAAAAATCACTTTTTAGCAGCTCTTGAAAGAGTATCAAGGTATGCTTGCATCGCTGGAGCGTACTCCTGCGTTGCTACTTCATCAGTAGATACCTCTTCTGATAGATTTTCAGAGGTGCTTTTTGGAGCACTAGCAGCCTTTGTAGGGAAATAAGATTCCTTTAAAGTACCTAGCTTCTCCCGATAGTCTGTCTCACTTTCAAACTCAACATTCTCGGCAAGACTAGCAAGTTTTTCCTTCTGAGTGTCTGCAAGACCTTCAGCAACATCTGCAAAAATTACATCTGCTGTGGATTCTGCTAATCTAGAGTTTAGAGCAATATTTCTTTCAATTTGCTCATTGAGTTTATTCTCCATTTCATCAAGCTTATCTACCATGCTATTAAGCACATCATATTTTTCTTCAGGGATTGTTACATAATGTTCTTCAAATAGTGACTTCATACCTTCTAGGAAGGACTCAGTCATTTCTGTTTTAAGACCGTTCTCTACTGCGAGTTTGTTTTCTTGCATCCACTCGTCAGCAACATACTCAAGATAAGAATCAACTCTTTCTGTAAGTCCTGTCTTAATTGTTTCTAGTTCTTCAACTAGAGCATTTGCATAAGACTCATTGAGTTCTTCCTTGATTTCTGCAACCTTAGATTTGATTGCGGTCTCGAAAATTGTACGTGCCTTACTTTGGAACTCTTCAGAAAGTTCTTCTCCTTCTAGAAGTGCCTGAACGTCTGCATCAACGTCATAGGTTTCTTCTTCTTCGATAACTTCCTCTTCAGTAGTCTCCTCTTCGGCTACGATTTCTTCATTAGTTGCTTCTTCTTCAGTTACAACTTCGTCTGTGGTAGTTTCATCTTCAGAAACGACCTCTTGCCCATCCTCCAGTTCGTCTGAAACTGCTTCTGCCTTTCCAGCTTTAGAGTTAACAACATCTTTAACTTGAGATAAAGTTGATGCAGGGTCTTTTAACTTTGCTGAATCGTCATCAGGACGATAGTTTTCTGGGGTAGGTCCACCAAGGTCTTCAACTGGCACACCACCAATTTCGGTTGATTGAGCAGCAGCTGCACCTTTGGTTACTACGTTTTCTTCGATGTTTTCCATTTCGTGTTAATTTGTACCAACGGACGGTTTACTAGATCTTGTTAGAATCTATACTTATTTATAGATTTGTTAAATCAGAGGTTATTTAGAAAATTCTGGAATAGACCCAGTTTGTGCTCCTCTAAAGCACTTTGATCAACTAAAGTATTAATTGATTTCTTTGTTTTTTCTGCAAGTTGTTCACGAAGAACTCCTCCTTCCCAAACCCACTCTTTTCCTTCCATAATTCCATTCACAAATGCGTCTGGAGCAGAAGGATCGGCAACGATATCAGCAGCAGTTGCTAACTGAAAATCTTCACCAACTATTTTATATCCTCTATGATCTTCTTTAAGTGATCCAACTCCACGAGATGAAACACCTAATTTAACACCTTCAGATAATAAAGATTTTGCAATCTTACCCATAGGTGTTTCAAGAAGTTTTGCTTTTCCTCTAAAGTTATTACCCTCTTGAACAAGAGAAGTAATCTTATGAGAAACTCTGTCGAGATTTACTGTAGGACCTTCTGGATGACCAAGTTCACCAAGAGCACGTCCATTTTTAATAAAGGATTCATTATATCTTTTAACCTCATTACATAGAGTATTAATAGGATATACTCTACCATTACGGTTCTTTAATTCACCCTGAAGAAAGACTCCTTCGATGTAAAGAGATTTTTTATCACCCCTTCCTTCAGTTATGATTTTTACATTAGAGATTTCTTCTGTGATGAGTTTCATTCTTCTTGTTCCTGTTCAGTAGGTTCTTCAGCTTCTTCAGCATCTGCAACTATTGCATTCTCAGGTGCTTGACCACCAAAAAAAGAATTTGCAACCGATGGTTTTAAATCTTCAAGTTTTCCAGCAGATTTAGCATATAGATGATCTTTTATTCTATCGCTAACTTCTGATGCAGCTGCATTAGTTGCAATCAAATCAACAACGTCGTCCATAAGATTAAATTAGTATATATTTGTTATTTATAACTCAGCCTTCTTAATGTCTTTTTGATACTGTCCATCAATTGCTTGTGCTTGTGCTGCAATATCAGGATCTACTTGTCCTTCACCCATTGCCATTGGATCTCCACCCATGGCTGGATCACCTTCTTGTGGTAATGGTTCTCCAGTTATTGGATCTAACATTGCAGGATCTGGAAGTATTCCTTTTTGAATTTCATCTTCAATTTGAATATCAATCTCTTCAATTTCTTGATCAGACTGTCTTAGAATTCTCTTACGAACATATTCAGTAGAATAATACTTGCCAATCCAAGGTTCAATATTTGCAAGCATTCCCAATCTTCCTTCCATCATTTCAGATTCTTTCAATTCTGCAAATTGATTATCATAAATGAAGTCATACTGAATATGATCCTCCATTATTTTCCAATCTTCGGGAGTAACTATATTTTTAAGAATCAACTGAGTCTTAAGCATATCATTAAACATGTTTGCAAAACGCTTTCTTAAACGTCCTACAAACTTAGCAAATTTAAGTTCATCTCTTAATATCTCTGATGAACGACCTAAATTAAAACCACCTTCAGAAGCAATTCTGGATTCAGGAACACCTAATGCTCTATAAAGCTTCTTTTGGAAATACTCTATATCAGATAATTCACCTAAATTCTGTCCACCAGGTAGAGTTGTAATTTCGGTTCCCCGACCACCTTCTCTTCTAGGCAACCAGAAATC